GTAAGCAGCAAGAAAGAACAGGCCAGTTATTGCAACAATCAGATGATCCTGCTTGGCAAAACTATGTTGCAGGGATGCGATTGCAAAAACCAACAGAAGGGCAACAGAATAAAAGCAAACCTTTTGCTGGCGGCAAATACGGATCATTTGATGAGTATAAAAAAGCAGGATTGCAAGCTGACGACCTTACTGGCGTTTATGGAAACTTGGATGCTTTCAAGCCTGATTATGCTGAAACAAAGGGGGTGCCTAATTGGGCGCAACTTTCATTCGATCAGCAAAAAGCAGTCACACAACGATTGATTGACGAAAATATGTATTCGTCTAAAAAAGGCGATGTAGTTATTGCTGACAAAGAAAAGGCTCGTAAAATATACGAGGAGATGGCAGCAACAAATTTTGGTGTTGCTCCTGGACAATCAACTCAACCTGTTGCAACCACGCCGCGCCCACAAGCAGGACAAGTAGCTCGTGTTTCGCCTGGCATGTACATGAATGATCAAGGACGCGTAACTCCTTCATCAAATATGCGACAAGCCTTAGAAAAGAATTACACACCTAATAAAGGAAAGAAAAAATGAGACGTCAACCAATGCGCGGAGAAACTGGCAGGCGGCTAGCAGGAGCTTTACAGCGTGGTCCATCAGAAAAGCTTACACGGGTATCGCCTGGCGTATATCGCAATGCTCAAAGCCAATTAACTGGTCCTGGTGGCCGTCCACAACAGAATATGGGGCAATCCATAGCTAATCAGATTCAGGCAGCTCCACAGCAGGGTATGCCTGAAATTGAAGCGCAACCTATCCCCCAAGGCCAACTTCAACAGTTACAAGAAGCATATGCCCCTACCATGCACACTAAGCCTATGCCTTGGCGTGGCGGACAGATGCCTGCGGAACTAGGAAACAACTTTATTAACTATCCAGCTGTTTCGCCGCAGTATGCGCCAGGAACGTTTTTCCCAAGGCCGCAAATGCCTTTTGGTCCAACTCCGCAGCTACCACAAATGCCACAATCGATGGAGCAATATCAGCCTGCGCCACAGCCAGAGGGTCAACAAATTTCCCCGCAGCAAGCTCAACAGCTTCGTAACCGTATGATGAGAATGTAAGGTGGGGTTTAATGCCATTCCAAGGATTTACAATGCCGCCTCCCTATGGAGGGTTGGATTTAGTTAGTCCGATTGATAATACAGAGCCGTTCTTTGCAACGGAGCTGGTTAATATATTTCCAGGTGCGGGCGCTCCTACCATTCGACTAGGCTATGAAAAATTTGTTGATGCCGGTACTAGCCCGTTAAAGTTTCTTGATACGGTTAATTTAGCTAACGGTACTACTCGGTTAATAGCAAGTAATGATACTACAATTCGTAGTGTTACTACTGGTGGGGCTGTAAGTACAATTACAGGAAGCGCTGTAACATCGGGTGAATGGCAAAGCACTACCTACAATAATCGTATTTATCTATGTAATGGCTTAAATAATGCTCGGTATTGGGATGGTAGTGCTGCTACCACTTCTGATGTCACATTTACCGGACTAGCTTTAACTAGCATGGTTGATGTCCATGCTCATAAAGAGCGGTTGTACTTTGTAGAAATTAATTCATGCAGGGTGTGGTATGGAGGGTTACAAGTTACTGGTACTGGTGGAACCCCTGCCCTTACTAGCTTTGATTTCAGCTATGTATTTACTCGTGGTGGCTTCCTTGCTGGAATAGGTAGCTACAGTAATTCTAATAATGTAGCGGCACAAGATTACTTTTGGGCATGTAGTTCTGAAGGGGACATAGTTTTTTACAGCGGTACATATGCCGGAGATCCTACAACTTGGGGACTTGTTGCTAGGTTTTACATAGGTAAGCCGCTTGGTAGGCGAGCTTTTGTTTCAGTTAATAACGACACTTGGATTATTACAGAACAAGGCATTGTTCCCATTTCTGGCTTGTTTCAAGCTGACCCAGAAGCAGCACTAAACATAGTATCACAAAAGATAAATCCTTTAATTTCTGCATCAGCTACTCAGTTTCCGTTTGATTACAAATGGTTTGGATTTTTTTGGCCTCAAGGACGGCGGGTTTATATCAGTATTCCTATTGATGGAACTAGCACATATTTTCTTGTTTACGCGATTGATACAAAAGCTTGGACTGAGTTTGTTCTCTTTAGCAATAATCATGCCTTGTCTAGTTGCTTGTTCAATAAATTACCTTATTACGGATCGTCTGCTGGGGTAATTTGGAAAGGTGAGACTGGATATGCTGATGCTGTATCTGGCGCTACTTCTCAAGCTATAAATTACATTGGTAAAACAGCATTTAGTTTTTATGGTTCACGCAGCAATTACAAAGCGTTTAAGGATATTCGTCCAATATTAAGAGCTAAAAAAGGCATACAAATTAACATTGGGTTAGATCTTGATTTTAGGCGTGCTGCTGTTGTTCCAACTATAACATCTACGCCTAGTATATTTACGCCTTGGGGTAGTCCTTGGGGTAGTCCATGGTCTTCGGCAGAAGATTACATTTTTGACAGGTACGCAGTAAAGGGACAAGGACATTGTGCAAGTGTAGTTTTTCAAGGCGCTATTAAAAACACAACGATGCAAATACTTGGATTTGAAGTACGATACGATTTAGGCGGACAGGTATAATTATGGCAAAGAACACAAGAAAACCAGCAGCGGCACCTAAACCTACACCTAAGCCTACACCTGAACCAAAAAAAGGCGCTCTAGCAAAAGGGCCTAGTGCAAAGGTAACTACAAAACCTAAACCAAATGAGAGAAAACCATCGGCAGTTACTTTTAGGCACGAAGAAAACCAAGCTGCTTTTAACCAACTAAATCCTGCTCAGCAAGCTAGGTATAGAAAAATCCTTGCTAACAAAGGCAAAGCTGAAGCAAACAAGTTTTTGGGGCAAGCATCAGGTGCACCTGTAGTAATGCCAGGCGGCAGACGTGTTAATGAGCCAACACAACCAGCAGCTGAGACTCCATATGCTGATTTGCCAAGAGAGAAACAAGTAGAACGAGCTATGGAATCTGGTGGACAAGCTTACGAAAACTTAGTTAATCGTTACATGACATCTGATCCATATCAAATGCAGCAACGCTATGAGCCAGGATTTACGCAAGAAATGGACCGGGCTAGGCAGAACGTATTAAGCCAGTTTGAAAGACGTAATCAGGAAGAGTTTGCAAGACAAAACCTAGCTACTCAGCAAAGCATAGTAGAGCGTGGCCTAGACCCTAACTCAGAAGCGGCTCAAGCTTTAATGCGAGCTAATACGCAGCGGCAGGATTTAGCTAGGCAAGAAGCACAAAGTGCTGCTGAGCAAGCTGCTTATAGCGTACAGCAGCAAGGCTTTGGCCAAGCGTATCAAAGTGGAATGATGCCATACGAGCAATTCCAGGCAATCAATGCACCATTTATGGCTGGTGTTGGAGCGCAGTACACTCAAGAAGAAGCGCAACGACAAAGGGCGTTTGAAGCACAACAAGCCGAGCGGACAAGGCAAGCGCAACTGCAAGCCGCTCGCATTGGTCGAAGTGGTGGTGGTGCAGCTCCTGATCCTTATGCTGCGTTTAACCAATATGTTGCGGGACAAACGATGCAGAATTATCAGCCAGCGCAGCCTAAGCCAAATATTGGCGCTAGTGTTGTGCAAGGCGTTACTGCTGGAGCTACGTCAGGCATTACGCAAGGCTTGAGGAGATAACATGGCTGATACGTTATTTGAGTCATTGTCTGGATTAAACTTCACTCCTGCTGAAAATCCTTACGGCATTGCTGCCACGTCTATAGGCCAGGTCGCTCCACAGCTTATAACGCCATATACGAGCACAGGACGAGCGGTAGGTATTGGGTTAGGGTCTATCCTACTTCAGTCATTATTAGGCTACCAGGCAAGGCAACAGGCAGCTCAAAACACGCTTGAACTAAATACTTTGGCCAATCAAATGATGACTATGGCTACACCACAAGCTAGGACTAGCTTTATTGGTGGCGTAGAAGATCCAATGTATCAAAGTAGGTTGTCTACTTTGGCTACTGCACTTAATCAGCAAGAAGTAGCTAGAAAAGCTAAAGCTGCTGATACATTACTAGGGCTAGAAACTGCTGCTGATTTTGAACTTGGGCCTAAAGGTACGGAGCTATATCAACGTGAAATCGATAAACAAGCAACAATACAGAAGGCCGTTACAGATAGAGTTTTAGAGTCAGAGCGATTAAAACAAGGCAATAAACTAGACGAGGAAGCGCAACGATTAAGGCGAGAGTTTAATACTCGTCCCGAAGTTAAAGGATATAGCAAGCTTCGCGATGCCGCAGCAGTCATTCAATTAGCGGAGCAAGACCCAAGCGCAGTATCTTCAATGGAATTGGCAAAAAGAGCTGTGCATTTGATAGAGCCAGGATTAGCGGCATTGCAAGGCGAAGTGAGTGCAATTGAAAACAGCGCGTCAATTCCAGGCGGCTTAAAAGCTAAGTTAAAACGAGCGCTTTTGGGCGAGGGCGGTCTTGATGAGGGAGTGCGAAAAGGTATCATTGATATGGGGAGGCGTGCATATCAAGTTGCTTCACAAACATACGAAGAAACACGTAAGTTTTATGAAGATGAAGCCATTACCGCGGGAATCGATCCAAAGCGCATTAGTTCATTTGGCATAGCAAAGCCATTTGAAATATTAAATCAACCTATGCAGTTAGAGCAACCAGATATTGATAAGCGCAAAGCAGAGTTGCGGCAACTAATTGAAGAGCGCAGACAGGCGGTAATAGAAAAACAAAGACAAGCAGCAGGTGGCGTGGGAAGATAATGGACCCAGAATTACAAGCACTAGAAGCAGAACTAGCATCTCTCGATGCGCAATTAGCTGCCACACAAACTGTGGCACCACAAGCTTCTGGGATGGATCCAGCTACTGCTAATCTTGCTGCTGCAGCTACCCTTGGCGGTGGTGCGCTTAATATTGGCGACCTGCTTACGTTTGGATTAATGTCAAAAGGCATCGCGGCAGGAAGTGCCGTAGCTTCTGATATTAAGAACATGCTTACTGGCCAGGAAGCACAGAATACTTATGCTTATGAGCTAGCAAAGATACAGATGATGAAAGACATTTCATCGAAAGCTGTAGAAAGCGCAGGGCTTGGAGAATTGAATACCGCGCTTGGATTTATGGCGCCAACGCCAAGCGGTAAAGCTAAGGCGTTTACTAGCATTATGCCAGCAGCTAAAGAGGCACTGTTAGGGTTAGCTTCATATTTTGGCAGTGAGGCGGCACAAGCATACGCACCAGAAAGTGAATATGCTGGATTAGTTGGTGCACTAGCTGCTCCTGCCGCAGCATCTGGAGGGATGGCCGCACTAAGAAAAACAGCCAACAGATTAGAAGATGCTGGGCTTGCGCTTCAACGTAGTAGCATTGGGGTTCGCAAATCTGATTTGACCGCTGTGAAGAATAGCTTAATTGAAGGAGTTGATGGCGAATATCAAAGCAAAGTAGCTAAGAGTTTTGATGAGTTGCTTTCTACAAATGCGCTTGGCCCAAGCAGAAATCCAGATGTTTTATACTCTAACGCAATCGCGCTTAAAGATGACTTAGAAGAACAAATACAGACGGCTATAAAAAATGTAGACAAGGGTGGCAAAAAGATTGAAATGCCATCTTTTACACATTCAAAAGAATATCTTAAAAACAATCGAGTAGACATAACCGATGTAAAGTCATACGAAAACATCATAGGCGATTTCAAAGCTGCCGTTAAAAACGAATCCAAGTTTGTTGAGCCAAACATCCCAACGCTATATGACGAATTTGGGAATGTAATTCCAAAATCAGAATCTCCAACAATGAGAAAAGCAGTTGGAGATTGGGAAGCTGAACAGGTTGGCAGATCCAAACTTTCGCTCGATGTGCTCAATAAGCAAAAGAAGGTATTTGGGGAAAAGTATAAAGACGGGCCACAAGCAGACCCTGGATTTTGGCGAGCGTTTTACAGGGATTTAAAAGAGCATATTGAGAAGTACGCGCCTGAAGTAAAATCGCTTAACAAAAAAAAGCAAAATGTAATTATTGCTGAGCCAATACTAGCTCGTGCCAAAAAGGCGGCTGAGCAACCAATGACAGCAAGCGATCTAAAAAGAGCGTTGTTGTATGCGACAGGTGGGGCTGGGCTTCCTGGTGCAACCTACTTGCTAGGAGGTAACCCAGTGTTAGGCGCAATCCTTGCAGGGTCATTAGCTGCCGCTGGATCGCCTACTGGACAAGGGCTAATCGGCAAGGGCTTATTTAGCGCAGGTCGGTCTTTGCAAGGCAGCGGGCCATCTGCCGTTGATTTGGCAACTTTGCTTGCTACGCTTGGCGGTCGTAGCGCTGTAATGCCACAAACACAGAAAGATAGCGGTATTGATGGGATTGATATGGCCACTTCATCTACCGATCCAGAACTTGCAGCACTAGAGGCAGAGCTAGCTTCATTAGAGGGAATGATGAAAGAAGCCCCGCAAAAGTCAGAATCTGTAAAGATTGGGAAACAGGATGTAAACATACCAATTGGCGAAGAGTATGCGCCTGCTCCACTGGTAAAGGCTGTTATCCAGGTTGAGTCTACTAATAATCCTAAAGCCGTTAGTCCAAAAGGTGCTGGCGGCCTAATGCAGCTTATGCCAGGCACAGCAAAAGATTTAGGTGTTGCAGATAGGTTTGACCCTGAACAGAATGTAGAGGGTGGCAGCCGTTACTTGCAGCAGATGATTAGCAAGTACGGCGAAACTGATATTGCACTAGCGGCGTACAACTGGGGACCACTTAACATTGATAAAGCTATTAGTAAGCTAAAAGCAGAAGGCAAGCGTGTAACTTGGGCCAACATTAAAGAAATAGTAAAGGTGCCTGAAGAAACTCGGTTGTACGTGAATAAAGTATTAAGCAAAGTTACAGAAGCATAGGGGGTATTATGGCTTGGGCAGCAGGAACCTACACGAAAGGAAATAACGCTACTGGTGGTTGGGCTGGTGATGCAGCGCTTAGTATCGGCATAGAAGCTGGTCGCCATGACACTCAGGACAACGATTTTGCTACTGGAATTAACCAGTGTCTTAACAAGGATGGTAGCAACTCCTGCACTAATAACTTAAATTTAGGCGGTAATTTACCTGTTAACATAGGTGCTGGGACTGCGGCAGCACCTGCTATTTGTGCTGGCAATGATATCGACACTGGCATTTTTTCGCCTGCTGCTAATCAAATTGGCATAGCTACTAACAGCACTGAGAAAGTCAGAATTGATAGCGCAGGTCGGGTGGGAATTGGAACTACTGCCCCTGCCTATGCTTTCGCAGTCGAGGGAACTTCTGTAGCTGCCAGCGCAATCACCAATACAAGGTATGTAGCAGATACCAACGCCACTGAAGTAATCTTGCGAAAGAGTCGTGGTGCATCTGTAGGGACAAACACCACTGTAAATAACAACGACAATATCGGCTCTTTGGGCTTCTACGGTGCTGATGGCACAAGCTACAATGTGTCGTCCAGGATAATTGGTGCCGTAGATGCTGCTGTTTCTGCTGGTATCGTTCCTGGTAGGTTGTCATTTCAAACCGCCAATACGTCCGGCGCTATTGCAGAGAAGATGCAGATTGACTCCTCGGGGAATGTCGGAATTGGAGCAGCTCCGGCGGCTAGTACCACGAGGGTTACAGTTAAAGGTACGGGAACAACATTAAACAAGGCCATCTCGGTACAAGATTCCTCGGGAACTGAGACCTTTGGCGTTAGAGACAATGGGTATGTCTTTGCAGTCGGATCGTATAACGCCACAACGGCCTCTGCTGTCAATATAAACATAGACTCAAATGGAAATCTCCAGCGTTCAACCTCCTCAATTAGATACAAGACAAATGTTCAAGACAATCCACATGGGCTGTCTAAAGTTTTGCAGCTTAGATCAGTTACATATAAAGGCATTAATGATGGAGATACTGTTTTCGGAGGGCTAATCGCAGAGGAAGTCCACGCTCTCGGGTTGAGTGAGTATGTCATGTATAACGAGACTGGAGAGCCTGAAGGTTTGGCATACGGGAACATGGTTTCTTTGCTTGCAAAGGCAGTCCAGGAACTTGCGGCAAGAGTCGAAGCTCTCGAAGCACGAGTAGCAGAGCTTGAAACGGCATGAAGCAGCTCAGGCTAGTCAGAGTTACAGAGCATAATGGCGCTACTATGGGCGTCCTCTGTATCGATGGCTCGCCTGAGTTGGTAACGTTGGAGGATCCCTGGCGCTACAATGAAAAGCTAATAAGCTGTATTCCAGTTGGACGTTACAAGGTAAAGCTACACCGTAGCCCTCGGTTTGGTTTGACCTACCAGATTATGGACGTACCTGCGCGTAATCATATATTGATTCACGCTGGTAACACGCATAAGGATACGCACGGTTGTATCTTAGTTGGTTTGCAGTTTGGCAAACTTGGAAAAGAGTCAGCGATATTAGCAAGCAAGTCGGCGTTCCAAAAGTTTATGGAACTTATGGGGAACACTCCCGAAGCGGAAATAGTAGTTATTGATGCCTATGGTGGTGGGAGGGTGCACTAATGACAGAACATGATTTGATTTCTGTTAAGTATTGGGTGGACCTAGCGGTTAAAGCACTTATAGGCATTGTAGTTACCTTAGTCGGCATGGATTACAGGTCAGTTAAAAACAGCTTGCGTGAGTTAGAGCAGAAGAAGTACGAGTTATTTGTTCAAGCTCAAGTGATCCACGTTGAGTTGTTAGCTATTAAAGATAGGGTTGAGCGGATCGATAATAAGCTTGATAAGGTTAAATGATATGAAAAAGATGGAAGGACTGTATATGCCAATTATACTTTCGATTGTACGACATTTGCTAACGCTTGCTGCTGGTGGGTTGCTTACTGTTGGTATTAGTGAGAGTGATGCTGATACATTTATCAAAGCTGCTGAGCCTGTAATTGGCGGTGCTATACTGTATGGCACTGCGCAGGCTTGGTCGTTAGTTGATAAGAAAAAGCGTTAAGAACTAATTCTATATCGTTTAGCTCTGTTAAACGATTTTGGTCCTGCTGCTTTTAAATGTTTAACTCTTGTTCGTATTGCTTCGCAAGCATCTGGATAATCAAACACGTTTTGACAAATATAGATTAAGTTGCAAGGCTTAGGGCGTTTAGAAAAGAAAAACAATTCTAATGCCCCTAGTTCTAGTTTTGTCATGCGGCAAGATGGATCTATGTAATCTATGATTGCTCGTTCTATGACTGCTAACCATAGGATATGTTCTGGCGTGGCTACGTCATGGTCTAAGTAGTCTTCAACCTGCAATGTCATTTCACGATCTCTAGCCAATCTTCTAAGTATAGTGTTACCAGCCAGGGTCTATTGTTTTTGCGGTGAATAACTACTGGAGTTTTATCACCGCAATCTCTTGTTGCTTGGTCTATAGCTTTGTCTACATTAAGATTTTGCACTCGTTTAACTTCGATGTGGTATGACGTTAATTCGGTGCAAACTACGTCTGAGTCACCTGCTGCGCCACAGAACTGTTGTGTTCGCCTAGCAGTAAAGCCATGTTCTTTTAGCTTGTTTGCTAGCTCTCGCTCCCCTGCGGCACCTTTAGCGCGTGAATTTACCATAGTCAGAACCTTTTACTGCAAGTTAAGATTTAGTGTTATTCGACTGTAAAGATGTCAGTTTGTCGTTTCAACCCTGTTGGAAATTGCAGGTTATCATCTGTGAAACTTTTGTCTTTAAACACGACGAGGTTAGTTGGTTGGATAGTCAGTCTGCCATTGTATAGTTGGATGAAGCAGAACTCCTTTGCCTGCTCAGGATATGCAGAGAAGCCATCACCAACAGGAGCTACGGTAAACAAATACTGTCCTTCATGTTGCCCTGGTCTAAACTGTGTTTGAACCTTACATTCTAACCCTGCTAGGTAGCGGTATTCTAAGCAGGTAAAATCTTCGCCGTAGCAATCCCAAGTTTGCGCTTCTTCTGGTTCCCAAGGTGTTTGAGGTGCGGCATCAAATGCCAAACAATGCGATGGCAGGTTTCTGTATATTGCGCCTGATTCTAGCATTACAGTGCACCCCCAAATTCTTCCGGGGTAGGAGACTAGCCCAAACCATACACAAGGTATAAAACCTTGCGGTTCATTGTGCGTAAACCTGCTGTCCACATAACAGTACAGGTGCCGGGGAAGTTCTCCCACTAGGGTGTTTTTCATTTCTCCTCCTTCGGCGGTGCTGGTAGCGGCTGCCAATGCGATACGCTTTCCAAGCTACAAATCAACAAGCCTGTTTTAGTTGAGGCATAAAAAATAGGAGTGTCATCTGTACTTCTGTTTTGATAGCGGTCGCAGTTACAAACTTCTTTGTTATTAACAAAAGCTATAAATCCTTGATTTATCTCCGGCAACCTATCCTTAACGCTGATCCACTCTGTTTGGTAATGTCCTTTTGCAGAGTCATAGCCCTGATGAAAAGCCCTGCTTGCAGCTTCATGTATATGCTCTTCTACTTCTCGGACTGATAGCGATATTGGCTTATCAGCAACCTGATCCATCGCATCTCTCCCCTCATCCTCAGCGCACTTTTCGGCATAAGCCTCGCATTTGGCAGCGTACCGATAATTTAAGTTGCTTAGCTCATTGCGCCACTTATCTGCTTGGGCTTTGTAGTATTCTACCTGCTCCATCGCCGCCTTGTAGCCAGCGAGCCATGCTTCCCGCAGTCCAGGGAAGTCGTTGGCGCAACAGTTGCCGCTGTTGTTGTTTGCGTAGTCGGTTGCCATCTCTTCAGGTGTTTTCATTCCCCCTCTACCATTTTTAATAGTCGAGCAACTTGAGCAGCCCAAGCAGCATCCCCAGTAGCAGCCCCAGCAGCAGCCCCAGTAGCAGCCCAAGCAGCATCCCCAGCAGCAGCCCAAGCAGCAGCCCCAGTAGCAGCCCAAGCAGCATCCCCAGCAGCAGCCCCAGCAGCAGCCCAAGCAGCAGCCAACTCTTCAGAGGTTGCCTCGCCGTTTGCAAATCGTTCAGCTACTTCGAGGGCTTTTTTACTCCGCTCGTCTATCATTAGATGCTCAACCTGCCTAGCGCACCAAACAGCAAAAAGCCGTAGTGTCTTTGCGTCTATCAAATTTTCTCTGCACACAACCCATAGCCTGTCTTTGGCGGGAATAGTTTCATGCCGCAATATATCGGCAGCAGTCCCGCTCCAACCTTCAGGCAAATGCCTTGCGGGGTCGTAGCATGGGTTCCAGCTGCGGATGTCTTCAATGGTGAAGCGCTTGCCTGGTATCTCTTCAGGTGTTTTACTCATCGAAACGATCCCCCTCTAAAAGCAGGGTTTACAATGCCCATTTCCTTCCCATCAACAACTAACTTGCAGGTTGGCTTGTTGTGTATACGTACTGCTTTTTCAGCAAGTTTGTAGCCAAAATCAGGCCAGTAGTACCTAAACCTACCATCGTTAAACGGTGCTGCTGCGCCTGCTATTGCTACAACTTGGCCATTATCTGCTACTAGTTCAACACGACGTGCTTTAGGCGGCATAATAAGCACTGGCTTATATGCTCGTGGTTCTGGTGGTGTACTATGTCTATCGGCATGAGATTTCCACAGGTAGTTACGAGGTAGTTTTACTCTACCTGCTGGATTGTGAAGATAAATCATTGAGTCGATCAACTCTGAGGTTGGCCAAGCCTTTCGCTGTGATCGGGGGGTTTTATCGTTAGTGTTTAACCTGCCATTCATTGCAGGATGCCACCAGAAGTATACGTCTGACCTAGCATGTAGCGCTTTGCTTGCTTCTACATCTCCGTCAACACAAGACGTGCCATCCCAACTGTAATTATAGCTACCAGCTAAAGGCCTATGTGTGCCGTGCGTTTCGTTTTTATAGCGTCGCGATACTGCACCCTGCCATGGTGTATTAACTATGATACAGCTAGGTGCTTCCTGTTTTACAATATCTAGGTATTTGTCTGGATTGCTTACGTTATGCTCACAAAATGGCGAAATCTCCATTACGACAAAATTATACTTCCGTTTAAGCAGTTCGTATTTGCGTGCTAATTGCCTTATTGTTGGAATATCAGCGTCGCCAAAACGATGAGCATCACTCCATAGTAAATGCACTCTAAAATGTGGACACCTGCCAGTACCAAGTAGTCGATCTACTGCGGGTAGAGCATTACCAAACGTGTTAGCAAAGCAACCAGCTGCCCAACCTTCTGGATGCTCTCTAATTGCAAGGTCTGTATATTTGGGTAATCCTAAATAATCAATTCCGTATAGCATTTAGCGTCCTTTGTTACATTGTCGAATTGTTGTTAATGTTGCTTGTGAAATTGGTAGCCAGTTATTCCAAAGATTCACGTATTGTAGTGCGGCACCGTGCATGATTGTTGCTGGCAAACTATCATCATGATCTGCACCTAGTGAGTGTCCTATCTCGTGTGCTGCTGCTATCACGGAATGACGGTAACGTGGCTCTCCTAGTGCACTGACAATCGTAGCGTTACTGGTGCTGATCTTGTGGCCGTATTTGTTACAGCTTTGGTACGCTTGCCCGGCTATCCACAGCGAATTATCGTGTTGAATCGGTGGTAGTATTGCGTGGTGCAGCCAGCCTTTGCGATAGTTTTTGCCAATAAAATACTCTTCGTCCCACCACCAATGGGTGTTGTCTATTCCGTAACCTGTTAGCCGGTCCTTGGACCGTTTCGGGTTGGGTATGCACTGAAAACGTCGTAACGATATGTTGATATCGTCTCGTTTAAATATTGCCTGTACATCTCGTATTAACCGCCTGCCTTGCTGACATGTGACAGAGTTTGGGCCTTTTGCCACTACGGCATGCAGTTTGATTGGTCGAGCATAACAGGAAGGGATAGTAGCAGCAGTTAAAAACCAGCTCGCAAAACTCAGCATCATGCTTCGCATAAATGTCACCTGGCAAAACCCAGCCACTACCAATCCCGTACGTTAAAACGGCAAGTCATCAATGTCGTCTTGCGCCAACTCATACTTTTGCTTTGCTGGCGGTGTAACAGGTTGACCACTAGTTACACGTTCCGCATCGTAACTTACGCGCTCTGCCTCGCTGTTGATGGCTTCTTGCAACAATAGCACAAGTTTTTCTAAATCGGACTTATAAAGATACTTCGAGTCTTTCCATTCTTCTGTTTTTTTGTCTTTGTAGCGCTTGCTAATTTGATACGTATAGCCTCCGTTGTTAGCAGGCCACATTGTTACTTGTAGTCCGCCTTCTTTATATGTTTTGACTGGTTTCATATCTATCCTTTATCTGTTTAGTTACACTCGTTAAAACATCGTCTATTTGTACCATGCCTTTAGGCAGTGGTTGCCCGCAGTTGTGTTTTTTTGCCCACGCTGCGGCTCGCAAAAACATCTCGCCGATAGCCTCAAGCTCATCCGCAAAAATGGTTTGAGTCGCTTTGTACTGCCCGGTTCTTTTGTCCCTATAATGTTTTTGAAACGTAAAATTGATGCGCTCAGGTTGTTGCCAGATGACTAATTGTGATGTGTTAGCCTTAAATGCTCCAATCCTTGTTGCCACGTTGTTCTACCTCCTGTATTATTGAAGGAAGCTAATTCAGTTTAGCCTCCTTAGTTAGTCCCCTGATTCATTGTCCGATGAGTCAGGGGTTTTTTCATCGATTACGTCAATAGCCCACAACAAACCGTCCAACTGCCCACGCTCAAAATCCGACAGTTTTTCGGTTGATGCAAAGCTGTTAACCAGCTTTAACAGTTCACTTATTGCGTTTTCGATAGTCATTAATTATCTCTGCTAGTATATCCATCACGTGTTGTCGCCTCTCGCTCGAAAGCAGCTTTAAATAGGCTAATTGCTCCTTTAGGTAGTAGGTTGTGTACCGCTGCCAGCCTGACCGCACCCATTTTTCCTGTTCTTTTTCCCATACTGGTTTCATTGATCACTCCCGCTGCTCTAGTCCGCAGCCATAATTGTTTCGTCTTGGCCTGCATCGGTGTAATCCTCCGTGATACACTGCGTTAGTTTTTCTAGTCGAATCGGGGCTCTGTATACGTCATTTACAATTAGTTTTGCTTCGCAATCTCTCAAATAAGCGGCGGCTTTTTCTTTTGCCCGGCCTTCCAATTTTGATATGTCGTAGAAGGTTGGCACCGCCTTCTTTTTTGATAGCGGCTTGTCCCAATTCGGCAGTTCGTCAATCTCGCCTGTGTTGGTGTCAACAAATAAAATCTCCTCTCGCTGCGGGACTGATATTGAGGTTCGAGTAACCTTTACTCTCTCCTCTCCATCGGTGGTGAACACCACAGGATCATGCTTTGGCGGTGCAAAATCTGCTGGCATCTCTTCAGCCGTGTACAAACCTCCCAGCTCTTGAATAAATGCCTCGCGGATAGCCAGGGACTTGGCACACTTTGCTAGCATTACTGACGGCATCTGCTTCCAGATTGGTGTCGGCTTGCCATACTCAGCCATGTACGCCGTAGCGATAGCAGGGAACTTGCGGTCTTTGCGGTGTACCTTGACAGTACAGCTAACCAGGTTTTTGCCATCCCACTCGTGCGATACTTCCATGCCGTCAAAAGCCGGATGCGAATTCGCTATTTTCAAGAACCCGTTGATCCCCGTCATAAGCTGGAGGCGTCCCCCTGCTTTGATAGCCCAAATTTCTTTTGTCGCAGGGTTTAGCCCTGTTGCCCGACACATTTCGGCAAACAAGCGAAACTCCGGCTCAGTCAGTCCAGGCGCTACTGTATTGCGGAGAGCTGTAAGCATCTCCATATTGTTTGTTGTTGTTAATTGATTATTCATGGTCGTACATCTCCGGTGTTGCGTTATAGATTGCTTCATCTAGTGTGTCGTACAGCGATTCTGAATCTTGTCTGACTGCATCAATTAGCTCGGCCCACGTTCTAATTAGTGTGTCGCCCGTATCTGCTACGTCCAGTATGACTCTACCGTCGCCGCTATGACTTGCTCGCACGTAAAAAGTCACGCCTTTGTGCTGAATTTTATACAAAGGTAAATCTATTTCGATTATTTGCATTTTCTTCCCCTTAGTTAGTTAGTTAGTAACTGCAGACTGTATACACCACTACTGTGTACGTGTCTACAGTTTAATACAGTTTTGACAGAGATATTACTTTTGCAGCATATCTCTGCCCTTCTGAGCATTTAACCTTGCCGCAGTTGTACACCGTCAAAGCTTTGTGTAGGTCGCCGTGCTCGTCTAATTCTTCGCGCAAAATCTTAGCTCCACAGCGTAAGTTATACGTGGCGTCCCATAATTTGTTAGCATCAGGAAGCCCACACCTACGATGGTTCGCTGGCATTATTTGAGCGATACCTCTCGCCCCTACCGGCGACACTGCTTTCGGATTAAACGCGCTCTCAACACGTACCAAAGCCCTCAAAACCGCCCGCCTTAGCCCGTAGGCATCGGCGGCCCTATCTATCTCAGCCTCTAATACGGTCCTGGTCGGCTCGACTGGTCGCCTAACTACCCTACTCCCGTGATACACAACGGATGCGGGTAGTGAGACGTACCAGGCAAGCGCAACCATGCCAGCTAGTATCCAGCTTTTGTTCATTTACTTTTAATCGGTGCTGTAATAGCAGCAGGATCTTCGCCGAGCACGTACACCTTGAAGCCTATCGTACAAGTTACGAACCCCACAAAGAACGCAACGTGGAGCAAGGTGACAACAATGCCCGTAGGCGTGAATAGAAGTTGTTTAATGTTATCAATCATGACTTAGCTCCCTTGAATGTCGGTTGATTGACAGTTAGACCACAGATAGCACTTGAGTGGCACGTTATGGGTTTTCTGAGATTCCTGTCGCTCATCAACGCGAGTTATCCACAGTTTACCCCCAGCCTCTATGCCTGTACAACCGGTGCAACAAAGCAATAGAATTGCAAGTATTTTTTTCATTTTTATCTCCTTAGTTAGCTTACCGTTACTGGTGAAGCATCGTGGACTCGTCACCAAGCCCACTGTGCTTTACCAACCTAGATCCAGTCCGCGCATGGGCTGTCCTAACCCATCCTTCGGTACTACCCGTTGTACAGTCTCAGATCCGGTTACGTCTCGGTCGTAAATACTGCGTTGTGGGCGAGTAGTAGTAACAATGCTATACCCAGTACCCCATGGTCCGTTATCTTGCGGTACGGGTAATACGGGCTGGATCGGCAATCCAGGGGATGCTGTCACGCGGTTGTCACGACCGAACGTACCGTTAGCGATAGCCCAGTCAAGATCTGTTAATTCTGTCTGTGCGAACGCTACGCACGGTACAAACACTAATGTTGCGAGTATCAATTTCATAAATCTCCTTTTAGGTACTGTTTACAGCATCAATCCTACACAATACGATGTACTGTGTACAGCATTAGTTTCGGTTGTTATGAAAATTTCTTGAGGGATTATTGCTGGAGGAGTATAACTAGCTGAAACAATAAAAAAGAGCCGGTCACTCGCGAAAGTAAAACCGGCTCTTACAAAAGGAACAATATGGGTAAAGATACCAAAAAACACCGCATAGGTATAGTAGACTTTTCGCTAGTTGATGCCGGTTTCTCCCACCACGAAGCACTAATTCTTAGTTACGTTCAAAGGTTTGAGAGAAACAAGCGACCGTGCTTTGCCTCCATTCCGCATATAGCGGCGGAATTGCGATTCTCTGAATCAGCTACCAAGCGAATGATCCGCCGATTACTATCAGCCGGACTACTGCGACAAACGAGCAAGGGAAGGGGTCGGTACCTCAACACGAATGGGGTCAAAACGCCCCCAATGAACGGGGTCAATCTGACCTCGAATGGGGGCAAATTGAACCCATATAGGGGGCAAAATGACCCCAATGATCGGGGGCAAAATGACCCGCTACCATTAAAAGTATTACCATTAGAAACTACCATTAAAAAAATACCAGTAGCTATTAAGAAGGAACCGTTTGTTACTAAGGATGGTAAATATGATTGGTTAAGGGAAAAGACGGGGATTAGTTTGGATGAAATACCTGAATAGCCTGTTAAAGGCTCTAGGATGGTCAAGGTTGAGAGATAATAGGCTGGGGTAGGGTTACCCCTAGGCTACGATAGAAAACGCAGCCTGGGGCATTGTAGGGGCTATCCGTCGATTGGATTGCGTACAACGGTGACACGTGATTCAAAAAACAATTGATTGTGGCGTTGCTTTGCCTCTTCGATCGCTCGTTGCAATCCTTTTTCGCCGCTATAGCCGATACTGGCCATTACAACGCTATGCGTGATCCCGTTTTTAAGTACCTCATAGCCTTGCCAGTTGCGACCAATCGCCTTGCATACCCAAAAGTCGCCAATCTCAAAAAGTATGTCTGATTCTTTAAGCATATATCCTTCGTAGTTAGTTAGTCTCATCAGTACCCGCCTAACGGGTAGACTCCCCGTAGGGAGTTTCGACTTGTTATCGCTCTAGACTCATTAGCAGGCTATCGGCTGCCAGATTACAGCGTACGCAGTTTATGCCGACTAGGCGCAGCACTTGGCGACCACGACAATTACGACCAAACAGGCCGTACTTAGGGAATCTGTAACCGGTGTTGAGAAGTATTCGTGCAACGATTGATGTCATATATTCTCCGTAGTTAGTTAGTGATTACTCTCAATCACTGTATACAGCTTATCGTATGAGATGATTACTGTCTACAGTTATTTTCAGATATTTTCACTAGCGTCAAAATAATTAGATCGGGTACGCTGATATTATGCTTGATGGAGTAGAGTATTCAGCCCGGGTCAATAAGCTAAAAGAAATGTACTCGAAACGATACCGAGCAAAGTATCGTCATGCTATCGGTAGACCCCGGGGCAATCTCTACTACTCGATACGAAAGCTACTGGGATTAAATCAGACCGAGGCAGGCAAGCTGATAGGTATAACACAGAAAGCATGGCAGTATCGTGAGCGGGTCAAGGTGATGTACTGGCCGTTGGAGTTGGTGATACTGCATGAGATATCGGGGCTATCATCGGCAGAGTTTGCACAATTACTTAATGATATTGCGTAGTTACCCTGCCTTGGTTAGCTAACGAGAACCAGAAAACTAGTAAACTAAACGTTTCTCAAATGCCATTCGCCGCTAACTTATTGAAATTACTACGCACGTTTTTCAATTTCCAAAACTTTTTGAAAACAGAGAGGGTACCGGTTACATATATATCCAATCACCCATATAAAATTTCCCTATTATACCCAACCGGCGTTTTATGAATGACGATGATTTAAAACAGGCTGAAAGTTCTATTGAGTCGCCAAATTTATCCGAGCGGCAGGGTGATTCAAACGCAGTTATAGAAGTATTGCCTCCTATAATGCGGCAGGTTCCGCATACGAGAGACCATCAGAGGGATGAGCAGTTAGCCTTACAGATACGGGATTTGGCGCGCCTTGGGCTTTCTAAGGCGTCTACATCGCTTGCTGCTAGGGTTAGCACGTACATCCTAGAGAAGTACTACCTAGAGGAGTTTTTAGAGGGCCAGGCTGAGATGCAGAGGGGGCTAGCATCGGTAGCGGTGGCTGAAGCGATGAATGGGAATACGCCTATCTTGCTTCACCTGCTTAAAACCAAGCTTGGTTGGAGCGAGCAGCATCAGATAGAAATTAGCGGTGAGGTAAGGAGTGTGGTGAGTGCCAAGCCGCTATCGAAAGAAGAGTTTATCCAGAAGTACCTTAGCCCCGAAGATAGCGAGGAGTAGCTTTTACTGCTGCCCTCGGTGTGGGCTTATTGGGGTAATTGTCACGGTTAAGGAATGGATGAACTGTGGGGCAGCTAGGTGTAACTGGTATTTTAGGTTAAACGGTAACAGAGTAAGGCAAAGGGATTACGAGCGGGTATGGGGATTGAGCACAGCTTTAAAGAGAGTCAAGAAGAGGTAAAGCGTTGTCCTTGGTGCGAGCATATTACCACTATGAAGGTGGAGGATGAGCAGCCGTATGTAAGCCACTTTGGGGGCGATAATGGTTTGTACTTTGTATGCCAAAACCCTAAGTGTAGCGTGGAGCGGATCTACAGCGATGACGTGGTAATGGTGAGCGGGAAGTGATTAAGCCTTACTACCAAGATGATTACGTTACTTTATACCATGGGGATTGTAAGAATATTCTACCCCATTTAGAGCCTGTCGATTTAGTGCTTACCGATCCGCCTTATGGAATGGATTATCACAGTAATTGGCGGGCAAAGCACGAACAATTAGGGGGAATAGCAAACGATGATAAATTTCCGCATTGGATATTTACAGAGTTAAAATACACGGGTGCAATGTTTGTATGGTGTCGATGGGATAATTTATACGAACTCCCAAAACCAAAAAGTTTTATAGTTTGGGACAAAGGCAGCCATTCCATGGGGGATTTACAACATGAGTTCGGTAGACAGTGGGAAGGGTGCGCTTTTTACCCTGGAATTAACCATTCTTTTGTTTATCGACCAACAGACATTATAAAAGTCCCTCGAATCAACGGTTCCAGTCTTCGTCATCCAACAGAAAAACCTGTAAATGTAATGTATCCATTTTTAAGATGTCATAAAATTGGAACAATGCTTGACCCTTTTGCAGGAAGTGGAAGTAGTTTACGAGCAGCAAAAGACCTCCAATGGAAAGTTATTGGCATTGAAATTGAAGAAAAG